TAATATGGTTCAAGTTGCAGAACCTTATGTCGGTAAGTATTTCTCCCAAGATTACGTAAGGCGCAAAATTCTTCGTCAAACCGATGAAGAAATTATTGAGCAGGATAAAATCATCAAAAAAGAAATTAAAGATGGTATTATTCCAGATCCAAATGCTCCAATTGATCCTATGACTGGTATGCCAATGCAACCAGGAATCGATCAGGGACAAGGAGCACCTGGAATGGATTTAGGACAACCAGTAATGGAACCAGATATTAATGCATCTGCGACTGAGCCTTCAACAAAGGCAGTAGAAATGCCCAAGGGTGGTGAGATATAAATAGAAGAAATTATTGAAAGGTATTAAAATGGATGATCTTTTAGATATGATTGCGGCAGACGAATCTCCTTTGCAAATCAGCGATAAAATCAAAGAACTACTTTTTGCAAAATCTGCAGAAAAAATTGATGATTTTCGTCCTTTAGTTGCAAATTCTATGTTTAATGGAGATACCGAAGATACAGAGGAAGAATGAAATCATTCAAACAATTCATTTCAGAATCAGTAAATATTTCTGGAGATTTTAACGGAAATCTTTATATCAATTCCAATCAACCAGAACCACAGTCGGTTGGTGAGGAATATGTTGCTGATGTTTTCTGGAATGGAAGTCTTTATAGAATGGAACTAACAACAAAAAATGGAGTTCCTTCAAAACAAGATTTAGGTGAACAGTTGCAAAATGAATATCCAGGTGCAATTGTTCATCAAATTTATCCAGCGATGGAGAGAAATATTAATATTAAAGACGCAAAAAGATATCATCCATCAAAGTTAGAATGGATCTGATTTATGGCTATTTGGAATATAACTACTCAAGATTATTTAAATCAAGAAAGATCTTTATTTGAAGTTTATGCTCGTGCTGATAGATACGGCAGAATTTATGATGACCTTGGACAAGGATTTTCTGGAGATCTTTTTGGACGTTTAAAGGTATCTAATCCATATACACTTTTTGATAGTTCTCATAGATATGAACAAGATGGAGACTTTAGTGATGTAATTCTCGGCACAGGATCTACAGTAGGTATTATAACTGCACAAAGTACTGCAACACTAGGAATTGGAACCACTGCCGGTTGTTCTTTTATAAGAGAAAGTAAAAGAGTATTTTCTTATCAACCAGGAAAAGCATTACAAGTACTTCAAACCTTTGTATTAAATCCAGCAAAACAAAATTTAGTCCAAAGGGTTGGATATGCATCATCAGAAAATGGCGTAATGTTGGAACTTGATGGATCTCAACTTAATATTATTAAAAGAACATCAATATCGGGAATCACTACTACAATTACTATTCCACAATCAGAATGGAATGTGGATACTTTAGACGGAACGGGATTCAGTACAAGTAATCCAAGTGGAATTCAATTAGATATTTCAAAAGCACAAATTCTCTTTAGTGAATATGAATGGTTAGGTGTAGGTTCGGTTAGAGTTGGATTTGCAATTGATGGTAGATTTATTGTAGCACATCAATTCAATCACGCTAACAAAATTGATAGTGTTTATATGACTACAGCATCTCTTCCAATTCGCTATGAAATTTTAAATACCGGAGTTACAACTTCATCATCAACAATGAAGCAAATTTGCGCTTCCGTTCAATCCAATGGCGGATACGAAAAGAAAGTTGCAGAAATTTTTGTGAGAAAAACTACTGCAAAAACTGGTATTGGAGTAACTTATTCCCCAATAGTTTCTATGAGACTTGCTGCAGGAAGAGAAGATGCTATCGTTTTACCAACAAAATTTGATGGTCTCCCATTAAGCAATAATATTAATTATGTTATTGCTCTTGTAAAAAATCCATCTCTTTCTGGAGCAGCTTTTTCAATATCAGAAAGTCCTAATGTTGAATATGATGTATCTGCTACTTCAATGACTGGAGGGCAAGTAGTTGGATTCAGATACGCTACTGGATCAAATCAATCTGGAGGAGCAGTTTCAGTAGATCAAGAATATAATTGGGATTTGCAACTCGGCAGAACACAATCAAAAGTTAGTGATGTATATACATTAGCTGTTAGGACTATTAGTGGTAGTGGTGATGCAGTTGGTGCTATTGGTTTTTATGATCTAACTTGATTAAATAATAAATAACTAAAAGTGTACTATAAAAATAATGGCTCATAGACCAATAGGTGCTGGTATTTCATTAACAACAGGTGCAGTATCAGCAATGACTACTTCTTTCACTGCACAAACCAATGTGGTAAGAGTTGTTTCTGTTAATGCTGGTGCATTTGTTGCAATTGGAACAAACCCAACAGCTACAACTGCAGATTATTATATTCCATCCGGAGGAACTGCAACTCTTGCTTTAACAAAAGCATCAAATAGAGTTGTTGGCGTGACTACTGGAACTACAACAATAATTGATTGCCCAGAGGGAACCCAAGCACCTTTTGGTGTTGGTGATTTTGTAACTCTTTCTGGATCACAATATCATAATTTCACTCACGCTGAAGTTATTTCTATAAACACAACTTCAGGTGTTAATGGATACTTCCAAAGAAGATTTACTGTAAATTACAATTCTAGTGGAATATTAACAGCATTTAGTTCTCCAGATGCAACTGTCTCATTATCTTATAGATTAGCAGCAAGAACTGATGGTGGTGCTGGTACATTATATGCCCAACAAGTACAAATCTCAGGACAAGCATAATGAAACTTATCAGAGAAGAAATAGAAAAGGTAGAAGTTATTACCGAAGGAAAGGGCGATAACGCCAAACTTTATATCAAAGGACCATTTCTACAAGCAGAATGCGTAAACAGAAATGGAAGACTTTATCCTCTTTCTATTATGGAAAGAGAAGTAAAGCGTTATACTGAGAGCTATGTGAACAAGGGTCGTGCTCTTGGCGAACTTGGACATCCCGATGGTCCAACAGTAAACCTTGATAGAGTATCTCATAAAATTGTAGAACTTCATCAAGAAGGAAATAATTTTATTGGTAAAGCACAAATCTTATCTACTCCTATGGGTAAGATTGCAGAATCTCTTCTTAAAGATGGAGTTTGTCTTGGCGTTTCTTCTCGTGGAATTGGTTCGCTAAGAGAAAATCAAAAAGGTTATAGAGAAGTTGGTGAAGACTTTATGCTTGCAACTGCTGCAGATATTGTTGCAGATCCTTCAGCACCTGACGCTTTTGTTCAAGGAATTATGGAAGGTGTTGAGTGGGTTTGGAATAATGGAATTCTTGAACAAAAAGTTGCTAAATTTGAAAAGAAAATTAATACCTTAGTTGATCAGGGTATTCTTGAAGAATATAAATTATCTCTTTTCAATGAGTTTCTAAACTCATTGTAATTTAATAAATTATAAATAAATATAGTTTATAACTATAAGGTTAAACGGAGAGTTCAAATGTCTCGTGGAGATTTACAAGAAATGGAAGTAGGCACAAAGCAATCCAGAACCGCTGTTAATGCAAATGCAAAAGCGGCAGAAGGGATGCCAAAACTAACCACAGGTATTCCTGATGGTCAAACTGCTGGTTGGGAAGATCTTGGCGGTCCCGATCCTTCTAATTATCGTCCAGACGATGATTCGGCAAAACTCAAAACACCCGGCGCAACCCTTAAGCAAGTTAAGGATGTCGTAAACAAAGGTGCAAAAGCTGCTGAAGCAATGAAAGGTCTTCACAAAGAAGAGGAAGAACTCGAAGATGAAGATATGATTGAAGAAGAAATTGACGAAGAGGATGAAATCGTAGAAGCGAAGGAAGAAGAGGAAGAGGAAGGTGGAGAAGGAAATGATGACGAAGATGACGAAGATGACGAAGATGATGATAGAACAAAGAAAGTAAAGAAAGAAGAGTATGATATTGAAGAAGATGTAAATGCTCTTCTTGAGGGTGAAGAACTTTCTGAAGAGTTCCAAGAAAAAGCAAGAATTATTTTTGAGTCGGCAATCCGTTCCAAGGTTGTTGAAATCAAAGAAGCTCTTGAAGAGCAGTATGCAGAAGCACTTGCCGAGGAAGTACAAGAAATTAAGACTGAACTTTCTGAGCGTGTAGACGCATATCTTGAGTATGTGTCTGGTGAGTGGTTCGAAGAAAACGCACTCACTATTGAACAAGGTCTTAAGACCGAAATGACCGAATCATTCCTAGCAGGAATGAAGGGTCTTTTTGAAGAGCATTATGTATCAATCCCTGAAGAAAAATATGATGTACTTGAGAGTATGGTAGAAAAACTTGATGAAATGGAGACAAAACTCAACGAGCAAATTGAGAAGAATGTTTCCCTCCATAAGCGTCTCGCTGAGTCAGCTGCGGTTGGAATCTTTGAACAAGTCGCTGTAGGTCTTGCAGACACACAGAGAGACAAGCTCGCTTCACTTGCCGAAAGTGTTGAGTTTGAAAGTGAAGAAGAATATCGTGAAAAACTGGAGACTTTGAAGGAATCATATTTTCCTTCAAGAGTAGTCGCTCCATCTGCTAAGACTGAAACACTGTCTGAAGGTGTAGATGTTGCTCCCGAAACTTATTCGGATTCAATGGCTGCATATCTCAGAACTCTTTCAGCATTCGGCAAATAATTGAATTTAATATAATTCAAACACAAAAACGCACTTTAGTTAAAAGGTAAAAAGCAAATGTTTCATTCCGAACATCTGCAGGAAAAGTGGGCACCTCTCTTAGACTATCAGGGTCTTGATCCAATCAAAGATTCTCATCGTAGAGCTGTAACCGCTGTCCTGCTCGAAAACCAAGAAAAATTCCTCAGAGAAGAGTCGGCATTTAATTCAGGTGGCATCGGCAACCTGATGGAAGCCCCAACTAACGCTACTGGTTCAACTGGTGCTCCTTATGGTGCTGGTTTTGGTGGTAGCGCAGCTGCTGGTGGTCCTACCGCTGGTTTCGACCCAGTTCTGATTTCACTCATTCGTCGTTCAATGCCTAACCTGGTCGCTTATGACCTCGCTGGCGTTCAACCAATGAGTGGTCCTACTGGACTCATCTTTGCAATGCGTTCGCGTTATGTCAGCCAAGGCGGCAGCGAAGCATTCTATGATGAAGTAGATACCGGATTCTCTGGCAACAACTCAGCATTTGATACCTCTAATGGTTTCACTGATGTTGCTGCTGGTATGGGTACTACCGCACAGAGTGGTACTAACCCTTCAGTTCTGAACCCAGTTTCAACTGCAACCTCAACCGCATACAATGTTGGTCAGGGTATGCGTACTGATGACGCAGAAGCTCTTGGCGACGGCGTAAATGGCGATCAATTCAACCAGATGGCTTTCTCGATCGAGAAGGTCACTGTTACTGCTAAGAGCCGTGCTCTGAAAGCAGAATACAGCCTTGAGCTTGCTCAGGACCTGAAGGCAATCCACGGTCTGAATGCTGAAGCGGAATTAGCAAACATTCTCTCAACTGAGATTCTTGCTGAAATCAACCGCGAAGTTATCAGAACCATCTACAAGGTTGCTGAACAGGGTGCTGTACAAAACGTTGCAACCCCAGGTATCTTCGACCTCGACGTTGACTCTAACGGTCGTTGGTCAGTTGAGAAGTTCAAGGGTCTTCTGTTCCAAATCGAGAGAGACGCTAACGCTATCGCTCAGAGAACTCGTCGCGGAAAGGGCAACATCATCATGTGCTCTGCTGACGTTGCTTCAGCACTGACCATGGCTGGTGTTCTCGACTACACCCCTGCACTTAACGCCAATCTGTCTGTTGATGATACTGGCAACACCTTTGCTGGTACTCTTATGGGCAAGTTCCGCGTCTACATTGACCCATATTCGGCAAACTTAACTGCTGGCAATACAGCTCCTGCTAACCAGTATTACGTTGTCGGTTATAAGGGTTCTTCGCCTTATGACGCTGGACTCTTCTATTGCCCTTATGTTCCTCTCCAAATGGTACGTGCCGTTGGTGAGAACAGCTTCCAGCCCAAGATTGGCTTCAAGACTCGTTATGGTCTTGTTGCTAACCCATTTGCTGAAGGCAAAACTCAAGGTCTTGGCGCTCTTACTATTAACGCTAACCGTTACTACAGAAGAGTTGCTGTTAAGAACCTTATGTGATTTATTTCACATAAATTTCAAGAGACCCGAAAGGGTCTCTTTTTTTATCTAAATACCTAAAAAGGTACAATGACTAAAGGACAGATTGATAATAGAAATTTTTTATCCCCAACAGGATTTAAATTTACTTTATCTAGAGAACCTAAAGTAGCATTTTTTTGCAATCAAGCAAATATACCAGAACTGACTCTTGGCGTTGCAATACAACCATCTTATACAAAAATGCTTCCAACTCCAGGAGACATTATAGATTTTGGTGATTTAAATTTACGATTTCTTGTTGATGAAAATCTTGAAAACTATATGTGTATTCAAAATTGGATTAGGGGTCTTGGATTTCCTGAAAGAATAAGTCAATTTGCAGAACTAGAGCAAAAAGGAATTGCTCAAGGAAATTATTCTCAAGATAGACAAAACATATATTCTGATGGAACACTCCAGGTATTAACTAGTTCTTCTCTTCCAAATTTTCAAGTAGTTTTTAGAGACTTATTTCCATATACTCTTTCAACATTATCATTTGATGCTACAGCAACAGACATTCAATACTTTACAGCAGATGTAAGTTTCAAGTATACTATTTACGATATAGTAGATCTTGGCGGCAAACCTTTATGAGTTTAGATCTTGATACAATTCAAGCAATGTGGGAAAAGGATTCAAAAATTGATATCGATAATCTTCACACAGAATCTTTAAATATTCCAGTATTACATTCAAAATATTTTGAGTTATATAACACTATTCTTTTGCTCAGAAAAAAAGCAGAGCAACAAAGAAAAAATATTCGCCACGAAAGGTATGAATATTTTACGGGGAAAGCAGATCCAGAAGTTTATTTGGAAAACCCATTCCCCAAAAAAATTAGAGATAAAGAAACTTTGCAAGGATATTTGGATTCCGATGACAAATTATCTCAAGCGTCTTTAAAAATAGATTATTACGATACTATGCTTGCATATATTGATAGCATTTTAAAAATGATAGCAAATAGAACATATCAAATTAAAAACTCAATTGAATTTATGCGATTTCAGTCTGGATTAGGGTAAATAAATACTCATAGCATTATTAATGTTATGAGTGATGTAATTATCGAAAAAAAGAATGAGATTTATATTAAATTGCATTGCGAATCTCATATCTTATATGAACTTCAACCATATTTTACTTTTGAAGTAGAATCTGCAAAATTTATGTCTCAGTATAGAAGCAGACACTGGGACGGAAAGATTCGACTATTGAGTACACATACCGGAGAAATTTATGCCGGATTACTTGATAAAGTAATCGATAAATTATCTCTTCATAACTATACTTATGAATTTAAAGAAAATAAGTTCTATGGATTGCCTTTTGAAGTAAATGAAGGTATTTCATACGAAGGTGTTAAAGATTATATGTCATCTATTTGTTCTCATTCTCCACGGGTGTATCAAGTAGAGGGAGTATATGATGCTTTAAGGCATAATAGAAAACTGTTGATAAGCCCCACTGCATCTGGCAAATCGTTGATGATTTATTCTCTTGTAAGATATTATGTGGATAAAGGACAAAAAATTCTTTTAGTTGTTCCAACGACATCTCTTGTAGAGCAAATGTACAAGGATTTCCAAGATTATGGTTGGGATGCTGATTCATACTGTCACAGAATTTATTCTGGTAGAGAAAAAACAAATGAATATCCAGTCACAATAACTACCTGGCAGTCTATTTATAAATTGGAACGTTCATTCTTTGAAGATTATGGTGTAGTCATAGGAGATGAAGCTCATCTATTTAAAAGCAAATCTCTTGTCGATATTATGACTAAACTTCATCATGCAAAATATCGCTTTGGGTTTACAGGAACTTTAGATGGAACTCAAACACACAAGTGGGTTCTTGAAGGACTTTTTGGACCATCATATAAAGTTACAAGAACATATGAGTTAATGCAACAAGGACATATTTCTCAATTAGATATTCGTTGTTTAGTTTTGAAACATTCTCCACAAAAATTTCAAGTTTATGAAGATGAAATTCAATATCTTATTCAACATGAACAAAGAAATAAATTCATTACAAACCTTTCTTTAGATTTAAAAGGTAATACTTTAGTTCTTTATTCAAGAGTAGAAACTCATGGAGCAATACTCTATGAAAAGATAAATAATACTAAGCGAGATGATCGTAAAGTATTTTTTATTCATGGTGGAGTGGATACTGAAGAAAGAGAATTGGTTAGAGAAATTACAGAAAGAGAAAACAATGCAATTATTGTTGCCTCATACGGAACATTTAGCACTGGTATTAATATTAAAAACTTACATAATGTGATCTTTGCATCACCAAGTAAATCAAGAATCAGAAATCTTCAAAGTATTGGAAGAGTTTTAAGAAAAGGAAAAAATAAAACAAA